CCGAAGTAAGTTAAACGCACGACTGAGGTTCGGAAAAATTTGCGAAACAATTAATTTCTTTGATTTACTACTACTGAGGATAGGGGGTAGACGTTATCCGATATTACAGTATATATTCAATCGACACGCTTCAGACAGAAATAAGAAGGATTCAGACAATATGAGGGTTACACAGCAAACAATATGTGGAAAGCATAGAGGTCTGGCTCACGATGAAGATTGTCAGTATGTTGTAGATTTCCACCCTTCGCTTTCGAAGATGCAACCAATAGTACGTCGTCTAGTTGATTATGAGACGAAGGAAGAGATGGTGCACAGTATATATGCAGAGATAATATCAAAGTATTATATATTGAATAAAGAAATAATGAAACACGACAATATTCAGATGAATCTCTATTATGATTATTATATTAACTTGTATACACATCCTAATTCACAAATTCCAATTCGGGCACCTGTGGATGCTCGAAATTCGGCATCGAGTACTAGTATTTATCCAGATTTGCGGATTCGTCATCTAGTTCGACGACTGTATGATCGTCATCTAGTTGAGAATCTAAAATTGCGGGTGCCAAAGTGGAATGGATTAGGTATTCCGTCTTTGTCTTATTTGGCCTATAAGGTCCATAGTTGGGAATATGTAGCATATGAAACTTATCGAGGTTATTCTCGAGTTCGCTACTCAACGAACAATGCCGGAGAATTATCAGTTCAGCTCAAGCTTTATTCAGAATTTAATGTTGATGGTGCTCTTAGGGGGCCGTCGTTTGGTGAGCTGCGTAGAATTTTACCCCGTGCTCTTCGGTTGTTAGAAGCAGCATTGGGAACGGATAAATTTGTGGGTACATTTAATTTTATTTATTCGCCAGATATGACAATTGATTTTTGTAAGTTGGGAACTTCTGGTGGTTTAATCGCGGTCCCGATAGGAATTTTAACTTTAAATGGAGTTCGATATAGAGTAATGAATGCTGGAAAGAAACTTCATTTGTTTGAACCTGCTGCAAGGCAGTTTCATAAGTATATGGTTCAATTATTGCGAGGATTAAATCCTATGTTCGAATTTCTGTGTGTAATGAAATTGAAACAGGAGTGGCGAATAGGTCATAATAAAGGTTTAGATGAATTGCGAAAGATGCAGACGAAATGTAGAGAATTTTTTATTGCTGGGATGCTTGGCATCTTTTTGTCTCATCTTTTGATGAATAAGCGAATGTTTATAGAACGTGGAAACATGATTCGAATAGGCATGAAGTTTATTCATGGAGGTGCATATGAATTAGCAAAGTATATGAGATATGATGTACCAAAAATGTTTTATGTTACGGGAGATATTAAGGGTTTGGATAAGCAGATAAAAGACTGGCAACTCATGTTGTATATTTTAACAGGTCAGCGATATTTTAATTGGAATGCTTTTACGAGAAAGAAGGTTCGATTCGTTCGTCGTCTTTTTCGTATTTTAGCTTATAATATTGCTCATAAAGTTGTTCTTCACGTAGGTGGATTTTGGCGCTTTATGCGGGGTTTCATGTATTCGGGAGGTAAGGAAACTTCTTCAGGTAATAGCTGGATTTTAGGTCTGGCTTTTTTTTGTTATTTAGTTTATACAGTAGGGAAGTATCCTCATTTGAAACCTTATGTGGACCGTTTTTTAGATTTGCGTTTAATAATAATAATAATTTATGGTGATGATCATGTTTGGGGGATGCCTGATATTTTAAGAGAGTATTTTAATAAGACGACCTGGACAAGTTTTTTGCAAGAATTTTTTGATATGGAGCTCCGAGAAGGAGAAGAATTTGATTCTTTTCTTTCAGAATTTAATCATTTTACTGGAGAATTTATCAAGAAAGGACCGAAATTCTTGAAACGCTATTTTGTGAAGAACGAAATAGATGCTCGTTTGGCTCCCGTTCTTCCTGTGAAACCTACGGATGAGACAATGATCCGAATGGTTTGTAATGATACTCAGGAACCTCATGATTATTTAATGACAGCTCAGGGGATGGGTTGGGACTCGTTGGGTTTGAATCTTGCAGTTTATGATAATGCAAAATTTTTTTTTAAGCAAGTAAAAGAAGAGTTCCCGACTGTTTCTCCTCTGGCAGTTTATAAAATCTATATGAATGATAAAAGTCGGTTTAAAAAACTTAATGATTTATCAAAAAAACTTTCTATTCCGATAGAGACGATTGTTTCCGACTTTCCATCTTTAAATAGATTACAAGAACTCCATGTTCATGATCCCAGTAAATGTCGTTTTGGGGGTATATTGGAGGAATATGATACTATTCTTAGTAGTATGCCAATGATTGGTTAGTTTCGTATTCAAAATCAG